TTAATTAAAATGCCATCAGCGAACGAAAATAAACAAGTAATTTTAGATCCATTTTGCGGAAGTGGAACAACATTAGTAGCCTGCGAGCAATTAGGAATTAATTATATTGGTATAGATATGGACTCAGACAATTGTCTTACGTCGATGGGTAGGATTGGTTAATGAAAATTAAAAGAATACATATTTATTGCATTTATTTCCCAACAAATAATAAATATTATATTGGCCAAACCATTCATTTAGAAAAGAGGATGTCTGAGCATCTCAAGTCTGGAAGCTTAGTTTGTAAAGCATTGCGAAAGTATGACGACTGGAAAATATCTATTCTCCATACTTGTAAGTCTCGCGACGAAGCCAATAGAATAGAGATCGAAGAAATTCGTAATTTCAACAGCGTGCATCCTAATGGCTATAATTTAACTGCTGGTGGAGATGGAGGAGATACTTTTACTAATAACCCTAATAAAGAAGAAACTCGTAAGAAAATGCAAGAAAAGAAAAACGCAAAGGGTTATAAATTTACAGAGGAACAATTAGAGAGACTCCGAGATGCACATCGAGGGCTGCATCCAACAGATGAAACAAAAGAAAAAATGCGGGTTGCTCGTCAAGGACTATATCTAACTAAAGAGGCAAGAGAAAAAATAAGCGAAGCAATGAAAGGAAATAAGCACGCAACAGGTAAACATTGGAAACGCCCAGATGTCAGCAAGAGAAATAAGATCAACAGCGGTAATAGAAGTTTTATACAAGGTGAGAATAACCCAATGAATCGCACGGATGTAAAAATAAAACGGTTACAAACAAAAATTGCAAATCTTGAGAAAGATATAAATGGCTGAAGAAAAAATAAAATCACCCGTAGGAATCCCGTGTTTGGGATATGAAGCGATGTCTGCATTATGGGAACTCATCCACGACCTTCTCGGCGGGACGACCGCAATGCGTGAAGCAAGTCAAAAATGGCTCCCGATGGAAACAAAAGAAGGCACAACTTCATACGCAACCAGACTTGGCCGTTCGATATTATACAATGGTTTTAGAGACACATTAAATAAACTTTCAAATAAACCATTTACGCATCCGGTAATAGTCGATGAATTACCAGAAGAGGTCGCTTATCTTAAAGACGATGTTGATGGTAATAATAAACCGTTAGAAGTTTTTATAAAAGAAGTCTTAACTAATCTTATCCAGTATGGCATCGCACATATTCTTATTGACCATAGCGAAATCGAAAAGGATGAAGATGGTAAAGATCTTACATTAGCAGACGAGAAACGTCTCGGCGTTCGTGTTTATTTAATAAATGTATCACCAGCAAGTTTAATTGGGTGGCAGTCTGAAAAAGCTTCTAAGTCAGTCGAATTAACTCAAATAAGATTCAAAGAGTCTATTGTCGAGCCTGCTGGAGAATATGGTGACGTAGAAATAAACTATGTTAATGTTTATAATAAAGAAACTTTTGAGCTTCATAAGCAAGACCCAAAAGACGAAGATAAATATACCAAAATAGAAGATAAAACATATTCATTCATGAAAATCCCGTTAGTAACAATCTATGCAAATAAGACTGGTTTTATGACTGCTGAACCACCGCTAATGGATCTTGCTTGGCAAAATTTAGCCCATTGGCAGAGTTCTTCAGACCAAAAAAATATTTTAAGGTTTACACGTTTCGGTTTACTTTTCGGAAAAGGAATGACAGATGAGGTAGTTGAGGCTGGGTCATTAGACATCGGGCCATCAAAGGCAATTTTAACTACAGAAACAGAAGCAGACTTAAAATATGTCGAGCATACAGGTAAATCTATCGAAGCTGGTGCTAAAGATATTGAAGACACGGAAAATAAAATGCGGGTTCTTGGCAATCAACCATTGATGAAAGTTATTCCAAGCACAGCGACTGCAGATCGTATTGACGAGAGTCGAACGGTGAGCCAATTACAATCTTGGATTAGAGCATTAGAACGTGGAATGAAACAAGTATTAATAACTGCTTGCGAGTGGCGAAAGGTTCAACCACATGAAGATTTGGCTGTAAATATTTATAGCGACTTTGAAGCGATGGTAATAGGAAGTGGAGATAAAGACCATCTCTTGAAAGCCAGACAATCTGGCGAAATTACAAGAGAACGTTATCTCCGCGAGACGCAGCGACGCGGTGTATATTCTTTAGACATGGATCCAGAAGAAGAGGCCAAAGCAGCGGAAGCTGAAGAATCAGCAAACCTGCAAAATTTATTGCCTGTTGACGATAATTTAGAAGAAGAACCAGAAGAGTTGGAAGATGATTAATAATGGCAAAAATCCGCATACCAACAGTAAACGAGAAGTTGTTACAGAGATACATTCGCCATGCAGTTTACTTCGAACAGTTAAAAAATGGTGAGGCTAAACTTATTAGCCGTTTTCTTAAAACGAAAATATTCCCACAGATCTATAAAAAGTTAATAAACGAGCTAAGCAAAGTTAAGAATTTAGAGACGCTCGGCAGTATAAGAAAGATCCCAGCAGCACGGCTTAAAAGAATGTTAGCTGCTACGCAGAAGATTTCCACTGCTGGAATGGTTAAAGCTGAAAAGATGTTAGTCAATCGTCTTGTAGATATTTCTAAATTTGAAGCTGATTGGAATAAGGATATAATTTCTAAAACGGTTCCAGTTGATATAGATATGGCAATGCCTTCAAATGAAGTGCTTCGCAATCTCGTCACGATGCGACCAATGACAGGCCATAAACTCGGAACATGGATGAAAGGATATTCGACAGCAGTTCGTGTCGCAATGACGAAACAAATAAAAGTCGGCATAGCGACGGGCGAATCATTACCAGCTATCGGGCGACGAATTAATAAAGCATTAAACTGGAAAGGCAAACAAGCCCAGTTTATCGCAAGAACAGCAGTTTCGAATGTAGTACATCAAGCAAAAGAAGAAGTATTCAAAAAGAATACAGACATCGTTAGAAAAGTTCAATGGATAGCGACGTTAGACGATAGAACAAGTTTGATATGTATTAACTATGATGGCAAAATGTTTGATGTTGGACATGGCGAACGACCACCAGCTCATTTTAATTGCAGAAGTACAGTTGTTCCTGTTACACCATCATGGCAAGAATTTGGTATAAAAGATCCGCCGCCAGCGACGAGAGCTTCAATGAATGGAGCAGTTCCAGCGAAGATGAATTATAGAAAATGGCTAAAGACTCAGCCTAAAGCAGTTCAAGTAAAAGTTCTCGGAAAGAAACGAGCAGAGTTGTATCGCAGTGGCCAAGTTAAAATTGATAAATTTGTTGGCAAGAACATGAAGCCATTAAATTTGAAACAACTCGCAAAACGTGAAGGTTTGGATTTAGCCCCAGCCCCGCCGACGACAATCGATGCAATCGCGACAAAAGGAACAGGTGTAAAGCTTACTGCGAAAGATACAAATAGATTAAAAGATTGGACATTTAACAATCATATAAATGTTGTGAAAGCCCAGTTAGAAAAGCCATTAAGAAGTGATATGAATCTATCATCTGTATCAACGGCATTAGCTGAAGCAAACAAAGTTGAAAAAGTTCTTGATAAAATGGATGGATATAGCGGAGTTTCGTATCGAGGATTAGCATTTGGAAATGAAACTAAAAGAGCTACATTTCTGCGACAATTTAAAAAGGGCAGTATTTGGAAGAGTAAAAGTTTTCAATCAACATCTGCTGATGAGCGAATTGCTGAAGGATTCTCTAAAGGCCTTGTCCCTGAACTTGCAAATAAAAAAGGTGTTATACTACAGATAAGAGGAAAATCAGGCCGTGATATTGCAGAGTATTCAGGTATTGGTAGAATAGAAAAAGAAATTCTTTTCAAAGCTGGAACACCGTTCAAAGTCGATAAGATAGTTGGCAATAAAGTTTATTTATCAGAGATAACAAAACAAGCTCAATTAAAAGCTGTTCCAGTTTCGCCATCAGCGACTGTAACAAAAGTAGGAACAACATTTACAAAAACAACATCAAAAGAATTTCAAGATGTGGTGACAAAGCAAATTGATGCATATCCTGAAAAAGTAAAGATAGCACTAAAAGAACGAGGCATAACTTTTAATGCTGGTTTGAAAACTACAGAAATGTATCCGGAATTAAAAGGAGTTCATCCACGAGGATGGCCATCTGGTACAACTTGGGATTCTGTTGATGGCCTATTTGATCCTAAAACTAAGGCTATTTCAGTTAGTGAAACATATCGCCCTATTAGAAAAAAGGAATTTGTTAGGGTATCTGGTAAAAATACTGTCGGAGTTTTAAACCATGAAACAGGCCATGGATTTGATAAATCTATTAGTGCTGTTTATAGCGACACAAGTGAATTTGTTCTGGCATATTCAAAAGATGTTAGAGCATTAACCCAAAAAGGGATGAGAGAAAAGGGTTTACAATACTATCGCCGAAGAAGTGAGGCATTCGCAGAAGTTTTTGCAGATATAATGGGGCAAGGAGCATCACCAAGTAAAACGGCGATAAGCAAATTCTTCCCAAACTGTAAAAAATACATCGAGGACTTATTAAAATGAGAACCGAAAAAACAATGGTGCCAGCGTATGGCGACGGGATACTCGGAGACGCACAAATCGATATGTCAATCCAGTGCTTGGCATGCAAAAATCTTAGAAATAATATGACAACTTGCAGAGCATTTAAAGATGGAATTCCTGAAAAGATCCTTATTGGTAAGTTCGACCATACACGTCATTTCAAAGGCGACAATGGAATCTTATTTGAGAGGATTCAGTAATGGCTAAAGAACCAACAAAGAAACCAACAAAGAAATCAACAGAAAAAGAAATTGAACAAAGCGGCGAGCGTTTTGTGGGAACTTTTGATGAGTTTGAATATATTGGAACAGAGGAAGAAGTTAAAGTTGTGGAGATAGAAGAATGAAAATTTATATTTATCAAATTTGGTTCCCAACCTCTAAGAAATGTTATATTGGGCAAACAGATAATTTAGAGAGGCGAATGAAAGCCCATTTTAAATCTGGTCATCTTATTTGTAGAGCACTTTGGAAATACGACGATTGGCAAATATCAATTCTTCATACTTGCCAGACTCGTGACGAATCTAATAGAATTGAGATAGAAGAGATAAGAAATTTTAATTCTATAAGGCCTAATGGTTATAATATTTCAAGAGGAGGAGATGGTGGAGATACTTTTACTGGGCGACATCATACAGAAGAGACAAAAAAGAAAATGAGTGAATCTCAAAAAGGAAATAAACATCTTTTAGGATTTAAGCCTTCTGAAGAACAAAATAAAAATCAAAGCAGAAAAATGCAAGGGAATCAATATGCAAAAGGGAAAAATTTAGGTAATCAATATGCACAAGGACGTGAATATACTGAAGAGCAAAAGAAGATTCAAAAAGAATTTATGGCAGGTAATCAATATGCGAAAGGGAAGAATTTAGGTAGAAAGAATCCTAACGCCCATTCTGTTCAATCAGAAATAAAAAGATTAAAAACAAGAATTGCCAAATTAAAAGTTGAGTAATAATCTATGAGAACAAACAATATTTTATTAATTTAATGAGGAGACTAAAATGGCGTTAAAAGCGATGCGAGCAAATTTAGATGGGTTAGATGAAAAAGTGAAGGAGCATTACACAGAAGAGAATGGCAAATTTATTCTCGATGTAACAAAAGTCGAAGGTTTAGGTTTAGAAGACGTATCAGGCCTGAAATCCACAGTTGAGAAATTACGAGTAAGTGAGAAGGCACTGCAGGTAGATGCTAAGAAAGCAGACGATACATTGAAAGCTTTACAAACAACCAACCAAGAACTCATAGCAAAATATGATGGGATTGATGTAGTTGCAGCCAAAGATGCTCTCGATAAAATCTCTGAAATAAAAGACTGGGACGGCGAGACGAAAGTAAAGGAAGCCGTACAGGTTGCCGAACAAAGAATGGAACAGAAGATGCAAACCAAGTTAGATGAAGTTGTAAAACAGAACACAATTAAAATAACTGGTTTAGAAAGTGATCTAACAGATTCTCAAAGCCAGCTTCAGGAAGCAGTCGTAACTTCAAAAATAATTGAAGCTGTTTCAAAAGAAAACGGGAATGTCGATGTTTTAATGCCCCATGTTAGGAATCAAGTCGTAATGGTAAAAGATTCACATGGGAAGTTCAAGCCAGAAGTTCAGAAAGCTGATGGCACGCCAAGAGTAGGCGACAGTTCAGGTAATGATATGACTATTACACAGTTAGTGCAAGAGATGAAAGGCCAAGATACTTTCGCAGGTTGTTTCTCTGGTGCTAATTCTACCGGAACTGGAAAACAAGACTTAGCCAGTAATACGACGCAGAAGAAGACAGACGGTAAAGTTGTAAATGCGTCAGATACAAAAGGAATGTCTGATAATCTTGCAGACATTGCTGCTGGTAAAACAAAAGTTAATATGGAAGCATAAGATTAAGCATGTATCTGTTTAATCGACAATAGTTTATAGAGGGATTCTATAAAAGATTGTTTTAATTCGATGCAGCAGAGGGATTCTGCGGGTGAACGGGACGTTCAGCCTCTTAACTAAAGCGTTTTAAATTAGAGGTAAATTTATGTCAACTCAAATAAATAGTTTAAGTAATATAATGCCTGTAATCTTAGCTCGTGCGTTAATGACGTTGCGTGAACGTTGTTTTATGCCGAGACTGGTAAATAGTGATTACAGTGTCGAAGCTGCAAAAAAAGGAACGACAATCGACGTTCCGGTTCCAGTCGCTGTAGCAACTAAAGAAGTTCTTGCTCAGGCCAATCCTGATGCTCCTGTTTCGTGCACACCGACACAGGTTCAGATTCCGTTAGACCAGTGGCGTCAAAACGCTCCTATTGGTTTAACAGATCGCGAATTGTGCGAGATTGATGCTAAAGAGCATTTTCTTCCGATGCAAATGAACGAAGCTGTTAAAGCTCTTGCGAATGAAGTAAATCAGCACATCTTTAGTAAGTATAAAGGCGAGCTTCGCGGAGTTTATGGGTTTATTGCCAGCCCATCTGCCGGAGTTGGCTCAATAGTCGACCCGTTTGGTGGAACTGGAACTGCTGACACTGACGGTGTCAGTGGTGCAACTCATGCAAAGAAAGTTTTAAATCAGCAACTTTGTCCGAGAATCGACAGACGCGGTGTTTTGAATTTCGATGCAGAAGCAAACGCTCTCGACCTTTCAGCGTTTAGCGACGCGGATAAAATAATGTCTGCCGCTGTAAAAATCGAAGGCGAAATCGGCAGAAAATTTGGCGTGGATTGGGTTGCTGATGATCATGTGCCCAATCATACTTGTGGGGGTGCTTATGAAGCCAGCCCTACTGCTCTTACTGTAAAGGCCACTGAAGCCGCTGCTTCCGTTGCTCTTGGATTAGTAGATACTGGTTCTACTACTCAAACGATTTATCGCGGTGATATTATTACAATTACCCATGCTACTGCTCCTTTTGATACTCAGACTTATGTCGTGATTGGTGGAACTGAAGATATAAATAGCGAAGGTTACTATGGCTATATAATGAACGATGATCATTCTACTGCTGTTGAAGTCGGTATTTATCCAGCATTGAAAGTTCAAGCTGAAGCAGGCGATATTGTTTCTTTAAAGAATAGTCATGCTGTTAATATGGTTTTCCATAGAGACGCTTTTGCGTTTGCAACACGTCCGTTGCTCGCCAACTCTACGCAGTATGCATTAGGAAATCAGATGCTCACCATGCAAGATCCAGTAACAGGGCTAATCCTCAGATTGGAAGTGTCACGCCAACATAAGCAGACGGTTTGGGAGTTTGATATTTTGTACGGCGCAGACCTCGTGCGTCCAGACCTTGCGATGCGTATCGCAGGTGCTGTGTAATATTGAACGTTTAATTTAGTTTTAATCCGGGCATCGCCGCCAGGTGAAGACGAATAGTCGTCTTCTAAAAGTCCTCCTCAGAGGTTAGTGGGGGTTACGGCCTCCACTAACTTTTTTGGTTGTAATTTATTAATTAATTAACATTAACATTTAATATAATCAGGAGGCTTAAAGATGGGTAACGTTACCATAAGAAATAAAGAAGATAAAAGAGAGTTGACAGTATCGAAGCAAGATGCGTCAGACTTTTATTGTAAACGAGGTTGGGAGCTTGTTGACGTAAAAGCTGATGGCGAAAAAGCTGATGGCGAAAAAGCTGATGGCAGTATAGAAACAGCAGAACAACTCAGTGCAGAAGAAATCGTAGCAGATCAAACCGAGTAAACAGAGTAAATTGTTTATTAATTCATTTAGTGGGCGGCTGTAGTCAGTCCACTGGTATTATATTATATAATATAATAAAGGGATTTTATTATGGCAACGACATTTATTGTTGAGGACGGTGGATCGTATTCAGATGCAAACGCTTATTGCACGGTTGCTGAAGCAGATCAAATAACTGAGAATTTTGGTAATTCTACAGATTGGTCAGGAGCGACAGACGCTGAAAAAGAAGCAGCCATTCGACAAGCGACGAGATACTTAGACCTTAATTATGTTTGGGCTGGTTGGAAAGCGGACATAGACCAAGCACTTCAATGGCCACGTTATGATATGTATGATGAGGATAGTAATTATATAAGTGAAAGTACAATCCCTGAAAAACTAAAACAAGCATGTGCATATCTCGCTGTAAAAGTTATCGAAGGTGATACATTATTGGAAGACCTTCAAAATGAGTCTAAAGTAAAAAAGACAAAAGACGTTATTGGCCCTCTTACTGAAGAAAGAGAATATGTTAGTGGTGAAAATCCAGAAAAAACATACGCAGTTGCTGAGAAATTAATTGTATGGTGGGTAGTAAATGGATCTTCATTTAGTTCCACAGATTTGGAGCGTGCATAATATGGAAAATGAATTGCCAAACTATAGTGAAATCAAAGAGCTATCTGATTCAGAATTTCGCATAGTTCTATGGGATAGGCTATTATCAATAATAAATAATCAAAAAAGCATTGAGAAGAATCAGAGCAATCATTTAAAACATCATTGGGCGATTACTTTAATTTGTATCACTGCTGGATTAGCCGGAATTTTTAATCTCGGAATAGCTTTCGTTCTAATTTTTATTAAAGGTTCATAATGGCTGCTTATACAATAGTTGCAACTGGAAAATCAAGTTCTGTCGATGTGGATGTCACAATCAAATTCGGTTCTGGAACAATCGCAGTCGAAATAGATGACGTTCCACAAGCTAATTTAGTGTCTGAAGCACATACTATAATACCTCTTTTAGAAGGAGAAGTGCTCGAACTTATTTGCAGCGATTGGGATGCAGTAGAAGAAATAGATATGGCACTTAATACATTTTTGTTGATGGATGTATCTGGCTGGCAACTTCCCACAGGACTGATAGACCTAAGATTAAATTCTACCGAAGTTTCAGGAGCTATTAATGGATGGACGCTCCCCGCTGGTTTAGTTCATATGAATGTTTGTTATACAGATGTATCCGGAGATATTAGCGGATGGACACTTCCTGCTTCTCTTGAAACGTTATGGTTGAATTCTACAGACGTAGTAGGTGATATAAGCGGCTGGTCACTTCCGGCTGGTTTGATTTATTTTCGTGTTAGTCAGACTAATCTTTCCGGTAGTGTTGCGGGTTGGGCTATACCAACTACTTTGGAGCAACTTTGGCTTAGTATAACAAATGTCTCAGGGGATGTTAGCGGTTGGGATTTATCTAATTCTCTGAAAGTTTTTCGACTTACTTCATCAGATGTTTCGGGGGACGTTAGCGGATGGACATTCGGCTCTGCTATGGAGGATTTTTATGTCGGGAAAACAAATATTACAGGTGATATTAGTGGATGGACTATTCCGGCATCGATGGATCACATCGGAGTATATGACACCAGTGTTTCTGGAGACATCAGTAGTTGGACACTTCATGCTGGAACTGATGATGTACTTTGTTACAAAACTTCAATTGATTATGACTCTACTGGCGGTGCTTTAGTTGATATTAGCAACGAATCGATTAGTATTAGATTTGATGATTGTGCACTTACGTCGCAACAAGTAAATAATGTTTTAGCTGATTTGGTAGCATCAGGACTTGAAAATGGCAGCATGAATCTTGGTGGAACTAATGAAGGAAATACACCGCACGCTGAAGAAGACCTTGCTTTATTAGTTGCACGAGGTTGGTCTCTTGGTACTAATGAGCAGACACCAACTGTATCTTTAGCTGGCGATGTTAGTGATAGTTCAAATGTCTCAGGAACATTAGATATTGAATCAGATTTAATAAGTTCTGCTGTCGTATCGTCCGGCGTATCTGGAGCGATGTTTGTATCGTCATCAGCTATAAGTACCCGCGGTTCTTTAGCAGTAGTGTCCAGCGTCGTTGGGCTGCTTAATTCTCAACAAAGCTTAATTGGTTCTATTGCTGAAGTTTTTGATGCTTTTGGTACGTTTAGTTTTATGTTGACTGGCAGTATTACCGAAATCGCAGGTGCTGTATGCTTTCTCGACTCACAACCAGGATTTGGAAGTAGTAGTATCACAGAAATTTCTGGTGCTACTGCTTCGTTAGGTGTATTAGACATCTTAACTGATTTAGTTGGTGTTATCACAAACATACCCAATACTATTGGCAGTGTTGATTCGCAGCCCAATGCAGTAAGCTCAGTTACGGTTTCGAGTGGAACGTCGGGCGACTTAGATATATTATACCATCTCCGTCAAAACGTAGCTGCTAAAAAATGGTATGATATGTTACAAAGAAAAGGAATTGACGCCACTGCACGAGTTTATCCAGACGCGAGTTTTAATCCAAGCAATAATAAAACCACTTTAAGTCATACTGTTGATTTCTCACTAAAGATAGTGCCGCCCTATAGAAATCGTGAAGGGTATAAACCAGCAGAATTTATAACATCTGGAAAAGGGCTAACAGGCATTGCAAATTATAATTTGCGTTTTGATGTGAAGGCTGGGTTAAAATTAATAATTGGCTCTGCATCAAAAGAGTGGACTGTAACTGGAATTACTGAAATAAAAGACAGAACTGGAATTTTATTATATACTGTCGAAATTGAAGCTGGTGATTAATGTCAAATGCAACAAATTTTAATATAGCACTTGATGTCGCATCTAAAAGAATCCATGGAGACATGAATAAATTTTATCGCCAAGTATGCATAGAAGTCTTAAAAAGAATAGTTCTTAGAACGCCTGTTGACACCGGTCGTGCTCGTGGTAACTGGCAAGTCGAAATCAGCAGACCAGCGAGTGGAGTTTTGAGTATAGAAGGCACCAGCGGTGCAATGACGGATTTTGCAATAAGTAAGGGGATTTCAAAATTAGCTCAAATACCACCATTTTCTTTAGTTCACATAACAAATAATTTAGAATATTTGTACTACCTTGAATATGAGAAAAGGTCAAAACAATTTCCTGAAGGTATGGTCGAAATAACATTAACAGAAATGGTGGCATGGCTCGGAACGATAAAATGAAAACTAAAAGAACTTACATATATTGCATCTATTTTCCTACAAGTAATAAGCACTATATTGGACAAACTGATAACATTAATAGGCGTATGGTGCATGGGCATCTTAGATCTAATAAAAGTCTTGTAGGCAGAGCATTATGGAAGTATGATGATTGGACTATTGAAATTTTCCATACTTGCAAAACTCGTGACGAAGCAAATCGCACTGAGATTGAAGAAATTAGGCACCATAGTTGCGTTGCCCCGAATGGATATAATCTTACAAGGGGAGGCGAAGGAAGTGGAATTCCTTGTGAAGAAACAAAAGAAAAAATGAGACAAGCAAGGTTAGGTACACATTGGCAAGTTTGTGAAGAAGGCTGTAAAAACATGGCTGAAGCAAGAATAGGAAATCAAAATGCAAAAGGCCATAGATGGATATTGTCGCCAATAAAGATTAAACAACGAACAATTAAACAATTAAAGAATAAAATTGCTAAATTAGAAACGGAGATATAATGGGTTTTCAAAGTTTAGCTAATTCGATTAATACATATTTTGCTGCAGTTGCAGCGGCTAATGAATATGTTGTCCGCTATGACGACGACCCTCGTGCTACACCAACATCTGGACTTTGGTTAGAAATAGCAATTGATTTCGGCGATTCGCAACAAAAAGAAATCGGAATAAATTCTTATCGCAATATTGGAAATTTGACAGTAAGGATTAAACAAGAAGCAGGGTTAGGTATAAGCAGCCTTCTTGCCGCTGCTGATATAATAGCTACAGCATTTAAGTCAACAGATGTAGATAGCTCAGTTATTTTTAACGTTCCACGAATTGCTAAAAATGGAAGGGTAGATGATAATTATCAAGTAACAGTAACATGCCCATTTCATTATGACGAATAATTAACAATAAAAGAAAGGTAGAAGTAAAATGGATCAACGTATAGCACTGACTAATTTAATAGTAGCTGCTTTAAATGAAATAAATATTTCGATAAAGGGGCTGAGTACATACACCAAGCAAATTACTTTTGGAGGGGCTTCGGTTGTTAATAGTGCGGGAGTCACTGGCCTTTTAGGCGGGCTTAGTGCAACTGGGTTTATAGCTTCATTAGCAGCAGTTGCAAGTGTATCCGGTGCATTAGAAATAGAACAAGAAATAGCCAGTTCAGTTGCTGAAGTTGCTGGTGCTTCTGCTGGACTTGATACTGGGCAGGTTGTTAGTGGTAGCCTCGCAGCGACATCAAATATACTTAATGCTGTATTGAAAGATTTGACGATAATGTTAGCTGGAATTTCTGAATCAGAGCCAGGTGCTAATGCAGCACTTCGGGATGTTACAGATTCCATAGCCGGCGTATCCCAAGCACATTCCACAACTATCGGCTGGATGATTGATCCGTAAAATAAATCAGTAAATCGACTGATAAAAATAAATTAAAACAAAATAAAGAAGGAGAATAAAAAATGTCTGATGCTAACAGAGTGCAATTAGCTTATGTCGAAGAAACTGATTTCGGAGTTAAAGAAACTGGTTCTAATTTACAAATTCTTCGATACAATAGTGAGTCATTAAAACAAGATATGAATACGACTATCAGCGAAGAGCTAAGTCATGATAGACAAATATCTGATATTGCAAGAATTGGTGTGAGTGCCAGCGGAGCAATTGATTTTGAATTAAGCTATGGTTCTCATGACGATCTACTTAAAGCTGCTCTGTTAGATGATTCCGGTTGGTCTGCTGAAAAAGGGATACACATGGCCAAAACTCTTAGTATTGATGAGGTTAGCGAATCTATAAAAGATTCTGCAAATGGTTTTGTTACTGCCGGTTTTATAGCTAATCAATGGATTTATATCAAGGGTTTTACTACTGTTGCTAATAACGGATTCTTTAAAATTAGTTCTGTTGCAGCAGAAGAAATAGTATTAGCAAATGGCAGTGGTTTGGTAACAGAAGCAGCAGGAGACGTAGTTAGTATTCAAATGGGTTCACAAATTACTAATGGCACAACTCTTGTCAGTTACAATATTGAAAAAGATTTTAAAGATTTAACAGAAGTTCTTTCACTACTTAAAGGCATGAGCATAAATACCATGTCCTTTGAAATTCCAGCGGATGGAATTATAAAAGGCAATTTTGATTTTATGGGGTCTGCAGAAGAACCATTAACGTCGTCAGCAGGTGACGGTTATGATAGCAAAACAGCTACAGTAATAATGACAGGGGCTAATCACGTAACTAATGTTTTAGAAAATTTAATAGATACAGCTATCCTTAGTCTCTCCTTAAATCTCAATAATAATTTAAGGACAAGATTACAAGTCGGAACGCTTGGCGTTGTGAGTATGGGTTCTGGCTCAGTTGAAATAACTGGCTCAATAACATTACATTTACTAACGGCAGCTCTGTTTGATAAATATTTAGATCAAGATGTGACATCTATAGTTTTAGCTGTTAGGGATACTGATGGGAATGGATATATTTTTGAGCTTCCATCAGTTAAAATTATTGATGGTACAAGAAGTGCGGGTGGTATAAATACAGATGTTATTGGAGAGTTTGAGTTTCGTGCTTATATGGATGCAACTGAAAGAATATCAATTCGTATTGCAAGATTTCCTGCGGATCCTGATAGAAATTGGATTGGTTATGTTACAGCTACAGCAGGAGCGGCTGGTGCTTTAACAGTAACCCATTTAGTATCGTAGTATAAATTATATTAATTTTCGAGGAGGACTTAAAAATGGCGAATATAGAAAGTATTAAAACTGATGTTAAAAAAGAAGAAAATGGAGTTTGGGTGGATTTTGCAGAAGGGATTCAACTGAAAATTGCTCGTGCT